TCCCGGTATCACTACAAGTGGAGGAAGGACATCGAGCGCCGCCGCAAGTTCGCACGGCACATTGTCGACTGGTGGGACGGGGACGGGGTAGCGGCACACCGCGACGAGCTCCTGACGCATATCGAGGAGCGCCTTGCCGACCTCCCGTGGTTCGATGCGGAGGTGTTTGCCATATACTTCGAAGAGGGCCACACGCTTGATTCATTCGCCGAGGCGACGGGCATCAGCCGCCACAAACTATACACTACGATACGACGTGTCAGAAAAGAAATCCAAGGGGCTCGGCGACCAGATCGCGAAGCTGACGAAGGCGACGGGAATCGATAAGCTCGTCCACGCCGTAGTTGAGGACTGCGGGTGTGAGGAACGCCGCGCGAAATTGAACGCCCAGTTCCCCGGTCGCAACGTGGAGATGTCTCCGGAGGACGTGAGCGCCTTCGCGAATCTGTTGCCAGCGATAGACAAGGGTGTTTTGAACCGCGCCGAGACGCGCACCATGTACGATATTTTTAATCAGACCTTCAGCGCCAACGAGAGGCCGTGCAGTTGTGCGGGCAAGAACAAGCGCATGGTAAAAAAACTACGACGAGCCTATGAGTATTCGTGTAAACCTTAAGACGTGGAGCAATTACCCCGACGCGGTAAGCAATAACGCCAAGCGCGGGATCGAGCTCAATGAGAAGGTCGGCAACAAGTGCGCCACCCAGGTCGGGAAGGTTCGCGCCCAACAACTCGCCAAGGGTGAGCCGGTGTCATTCGATACTGTCCAGCGGATGTATTCATATCTATCTCGTGCGGAGGAGTATTATGACGAGTCAGATACCAAAGCATGCGGAACTATTTCGTATCTTCTATGGGGCGGACTGGCCGGGAAGCGGTGGGCCGGGAAGATTATGAAGGAAGAAGGCAAGCTATGAGGCAGCCCGCCACCTATGATAACTTCACGGTGAAGAAAGTTTGCGTATTTGCAAATAATGTTGTATATTAGCGGTATGAAAGACACAAAAAAGCCGGATACTCGGCCCGTTACATTCCGCAAAGGTTCTGTTGCCAAGGAAGAGTTAGAAGCCATATTGTGCGACGTTGCTTACGAGGAGCCTTGGCACGAGGCCTTTGATTTATGCGTTGCACATTACATGTCTACCGGACTCATGAGCTATTCATTGGCGCAAGAGGTTCATTACCGGTTTCGAAGCATGCGCACATATACCGCATATGATGAAGACCGGACATATCAAAGAGCTGTCGATTCTATCATCGAACGGACTGCAAGAGCATTCCCTGAAATGAATGTAGAGGGTCAGTTACACTGGTAAGTCAAATTAACGGAACTCTATGAGGGCAATAAACCCCGAACCATGAAAGGATACACCGTCGAGCGTATCTCCTCGGAGCAGTGCAAGCCGTGGGTGTTTGGGCGGCATTACGCGCGGCGGATGTGTCCTATCTCCTACGCTTTCGGGTTGTACGACGGGGTGCAGCTTGTCGGCGTCTGCACGTTTGGCGTGCCTGCCTCTGCACCGTTGCGAAATAGCATCTGCGGACAGGAGGAGATGTCCTACGTCCACGAGTTGAACAGGCTAGTTGTGGACAAGCAACCCCGCAATGTGTTGAGTTGGTTTGTTGCTGAATGCCTGCGACGGCTGCCGCCCATGATTGTGGTCAGCTTTGCCGATACCGAGCAAGGACACCACGGATATATCTATCAAGCCACTAATTGGATATACACCGGACTCTCAGCCAAGAGGACCGACTGGAAGGTGAAGGGCAAGGAGCACCTGCACGGCGTGACCGTTGCCGATGAGTTCCGAGGGCAAGCAAACCGCGGGCAACTCATGCGGGATAAGTACGGAGACGACTTTTATCTTGAGGACCGGCCCCGGAAACATCGTTACGTGTATTTAATCGGATCGAAGACCCAGCGCAAGCGGTGGCGCAAGGCGTTGAAATATGCCGAGGAGCCCTATCCCAAGGGAGACAATTCCCGGTATATTGAGCTACCCATTTACTCTCAAGCACAACTGTTTTGAAAATCCTCACCGCCGGACAGCTTGACGGATACCAACGCCGGAAAGATCGCACCGTCTCCCTGCGCTTCATTACGCAGGAGAAGACCAGCGGAGAGATAGCCGACATCGACAGGTTGGTGGACACCTTCGGGGTTGTGTACTTCCGGGGGCAAGAGAAAATAAACAAGGACGAAATCGAAGAGCTGGACGCGGTAGAGTTAGACCTATACGACGAACCCAAGAGCCAAAGCCAACGCCTGAGAAACGTCCTGTATAAGGTTTGGCAGTTGGACCCGACGGGAGAGTTTAAGGAGTTCTATCGCCACGAAACAGAGAGGATAATCCAGCACTACAAGAACAAGCTCGACTGATGAATGATTACGCATACCGCGCCACCTTCTACGGCTACGTCGGGATTCTGGCCCTCCTGCTATATTTGGCCCTGTATGGCTGAGATCTACCGCGCTGTCTTCACGTGTCCCGAACTCGACGAGCGGACGGTATGGTACGTCTCGAACAGGAGAGCCGCCGATATTATGCTCTCCCGACACATACGGACAGAGGCAAGCACCAACATAGCCTCGAAGTACAAAAGAGTAGAGTACACAATGACCGTTGAACCGGTATTTACAGGCACCGCAGACGCAGGGTATGACCCAAGGATATAGACAAGAATGGACGTACAAAAAAAAGCGATGATCCAAGCCCTTGAGAAGGCTCTCGGAATTGTGACGCAAGCGTGTAAGGTGGTAGGCATCTCCCGCCAAACGCATTACAACTGGATGGAGGCGGACGCGGACTACAAGAGCGCCGTCGCTGAGCTGTCCGACGTGGCCCTAGACTTCGCCGAGAGCAAGCTCCACAAGCTCATAGACGGAGGCAATCCCGCCGCGACGATATTCTACCTGAAGACCAAGGGCAAGGAGCGCGGGTACGTGGAGCGCCAAGAGATCGCCGTGGCCGAGAAGAAGCCGCTCTCGTGGTTCACCGATGACAACGCCGACGTGAGTTAATGCAAAGAAAGTTTGCGTAATTGTTTGGTGAAGTAATAAAGTTGTGTATCTTTACACCATCAGCAACGCACAAAACAAAGCAACCATGAACAAAGTCATCTCACTTCCTCGCACTTATTCTTGGCAGTACCGTTACGAAGCTGACGGTTGCATCTTCACCTTGGAGCAGAACGAAAACGGGACTTGGTATCTGACAGGTTACGATTCAGAGGAATTGATGGAGGACGGTGATTATTTCATCTCCGAAGCCATGGATTTGAAGCGTCATGCCGTTCACTTCCTCAAGTACACCTTTCAACGCACTGAATGGGCAGCGGCATGAACGACCCCGAATGGTGGGATGAGGTTCTGGAGAACCATCCCCCGAACGACTTCCTTACTAAGTGAAGCAGCCCGCCACCTACTATCACGTCAAGGGCTGCGCCTCCCGGATCCAAGTCCACCAAGGAGGCACAAGGAGCGGGAAGACGTACTCCATCCTCCAGAGTATTGTCGAGCTCTGTTACGAGAACGAGAACGCCGGGGCGGTCATCACCATCGCCCGGAAGACTTTCCCCGCGCTGAGGGCTACAGCGATGCGGGACTTCTTCGAAATCTTGGAGCGGGAAGACATCTACAACCCCGACCTCCACAACAAGTCAGAAGCGAACTACGTCCTATTTGGTAACCTCGTGGAGTTCATCAGCGTGGACCAGCCGCAGAAGGTCAGGGGAAGGAAGCGACAAGTGCTATTCATCAACGAGGCGAACGAGTTGAGCCTGGAGGACTGGAGGCAGCTGCTACTTCGGACGACGCGCAAGGTCATTATCGACTTCAACCCCTCGGACGAATACCACTGGATCTACGAGGAGGTCATCCCCCGAACCGATGCCTCTTTCTTTCGGACCACATACAAGGACAACCCCTACCTCGACAAGGCCACCATCCAAGAGATTGAACGACTCAAGGAAGCGGACCCGAACTATTGGCGCATCTACGGCCTCGGAGAAAGGGGCGTAAACCAAGCCGCCGTGTTCACGTGGGAGGTGGGAGAGATAGCCGGCAAGAGGATAGGGACGGGCCTCGACTTTGGATTCACCAACGACCCGACCGCCGTCATCGATGTCTACCTCGACGGTCACACCTTGATACTTCACGAGCGCCTGTATTCGACAGGACTCACAAACCCGGACATAGGCGAAGAGCTGGACAAGCTAGACGTGGAGACCATCATCGCAGACAGCGCCGAGCCGAAGAGTATCGAGGAGCTCTTCAGGTTGGGGCACAACGTCAAGCCCGCACGGAAAGGGCCCGACTCGATCCGTCAGGGTATCGACATCATGAGAAGACACAAGCTCCTGGTCACCGCTGAGAGCACACACTTACAGAAGGAACTTCGGGCGTACCGATGGGAGCAGGACAAGAACGGGCGCAACCTCAACAGGCCGGTCGACAAGGACAATCACGGGATTGATGCGGTGCGGTATGTGTGTCTCAATCTGCTGACTACCTCCCGGTCGGGTTCCTACTTCCTCGCATAAAAGCAAATTATTTTTGCGTGAATGTTTGGAGAAGCAAAACATTGTCGTATATTTGCTATGTCAACAACGACAAACAAACACACAACGACATGAACATCGAAGCAATCAAAAAGGAAATCCCTACCAAAGCTCAATTTGAAGCCGCTATCAAGATGGCAATTGCAGAATACACTAACGCCGCTTTCGACGAAGGCATCAGCCCAGAAAAGGCGCAGCGTTTGATGATGAGCCGCGAAGGGTTGGACCTTCTTGCAAATCGCGCCGCATTGTATCTGTGAGCGAATCCCGCCCCCTTCCAAGTACAGGCCCTTCGGGGCCTTTTTTTATGTCCCTACCTTTCATCTATTTGATAGCGTGAAGAAGACCGTCACCATACCGGAGAACCTCTACGACATCACCGTCGACCAGTACCTCCAAATCCAAGCGATACCCGAAGGGGACGAGCTGGAGCAGGTAGTGCGTACCATCTGCATCCTTTGCCACATGGACCGCGCTGAGGTCATGGCGATGGAACAGAAGGACATCCAATACATCGGGGGCGTGATCGGGGGCATACTGGACAAGTACGACGACACGTACCCGGTGGAGCGTATCATCGAGCTGGACCAGCGCTACGGATTCCATCCGAACCTCTCACGGATCACGGTCGCTGAGTTCGCAGACATCGAGACCCTGTGCAAGGACTCCCTCGACAAACACCTCCCCCAGGTCATGGGTATCCTATACCGTCCCATCGTAGAGGAACACGGCGAATTTTACCGCATCGCAGACTACGACGGAGAGGACCGCTCGGAGTTCTTCAGAGAGATGAAGATGGCGCACGCACTCGGTGCCGCCGCTTTTTTTTTGCGTATCGGGAAGGGATTAGTCGACGCTTTGGACAGCTATTCCAAGGCGGTGAAGGATCCAAGCTATCCGAGAAATACGGATGGTTCGCCACGTTCGTACATCTCGCAGGGGAGGACATTACTAAACTACCGCAGGTGGAAAGGACTCACCTCGAAACGGCGCTCGCCTGGCTCGCCTACGAACAGGACCGGGCGCTTCTGGAAAAGCAAAAATTGAACCTATGAGAACAGTCAACCAAATCATCGACGAGCTGGGCACCATCGCCCTCGACCACCGCTTTATTAATTCCTTCAAGGAGGGCGAAATGTCGGAGGTCGATATTCAGAAGCTGGCCGGCAACAAATACCCGATATGTTACGCGGACATATCAGGGGCCACCATCGAGAAGGGCATCTTGACGTACTCGCTCGACATCCTTGTGATGGACATGATACTCCCCGGACAGACGGACGCCCAAGAACAATACTCGGACACGCTAAGGACGCTGATTGACATTGTGAGCCAATACGCGCAGGTCTTGTCTGCACAGTCGGACGTGGATCGCGACGTTCGTATCTCTCTCCCGGTGGACTGTGAGCCGTTTACCGCTCGCTTCGACAACCTGTTGACGGGATGGGTGGGTACGGTGCAGCTCCAGACGTCCAATACGCTCGACCTTTGCACGGCGGCTTTCGCATAAGGGAGAAATTTATTTGTGTATTTGTTTGGTGGTTGAATGTTTCTGCCTATCTTTGAGACATCAAACAAGGCAAACGAAATGAACTTCTCCTCCTCCCTCCTCTCCTCAGTCTCTCAGAAGGCTGCCTTTTTCTTCACCAACGAGGTGGAGGAGTTGACCGCCTTGGACAACCTCAACGGGTCCATCGAGTCCGCTATCCTGTCCGCTGGCTTGAGCTTCCAGAATGAAGCCGCATT